AGAAACAACTTCCGGTTGTGCCTTCTGTAACTCTGCTATCCTTGCTTCTACTTCTGCTATCTGTTGTTGAACAATAACCTTCTTTGGTTGGTTACTGTTGAACAGGTCGTGTGAACCCTGTACTTCCATGTCTTTCAACTTCGCCTGTAACGGCATATAGGTTTCTTGAATGAACTTGTTGTAGAGTTCGTTCTTCTGTTGGATAGTGGGATTAGTAAATTGTTCCAATGACTTCCTGAAATTGGTCATTTCAGAGGTCATTTGGTTTCTAATCTTGGTGAGTTCCGCTCTCCACTCTATTACTTTGGGGTCGTTGCCAGACATAGCAATCATAGCCCTGTCAGCAACCACGTTAATATCAGCATCTAGTTTCTGTGTTTCAGTCCACATTTCCTCGATGGTCTGTTTGGTGAGGTTGAAATCTGCTTGTCTTGCTTCGTAGTTGTCGAAGTCTTTAGCAAAGTGTTCTCGCCACTTCTGGTTCTTCATATCGAAGAACTTGTTGAAGTTCTCGTTACCGTCAAGAATAGACTTTAGAACTACATCGGCTTCCGGGGATTTGTTGGATAGTGCCTCAAAAATACCCTTATAGGTTTCTGCCTGCCATTGAGTTAGTCTCTTGAACTCATCAGCGTTTATCTTTACCTGTGCTTCGTACTGCCTGCTCCAAACATCTTTCGTAACAATGTCTTTGATAGCGTGTAACTGATCCCACGCCAACCACTTACCGTTAATCGTCTGCTCCCGAAGCATGAACATATCAGAGAGAATAGAGTAGGCAGCAGGTAGTCCTTCTGTCTTTACCTGTGCGATAACATCTGGAACTCTGGATTGAATGTCTATCTCGGATAACTTGTTGATGTAATCGTTCCAGTGTAAGTCAATGTTATCGAAGGTTGTAGCCAGGTCGGAGATGTTCTTCGCACCGTTGATACCGTTTATCAGCTCGTCATAGATACCAGTCTTTAGAAGTATCTCTCGGTAGAACTCTGGGTTTGTGGCGATCTTCTCATTCGAGTTGGCAAACTTTGACAGCACATCATCTATCACGACTTTGGCAACTACGGGGTCGTTGATATGTGATAAAGCACCATCTACATCCGTAACCTTGCTAGAGCCTTCCAGAATACCTTTGAGCGTTTTTACTGTTTCTGGTGGCAAGGACTTGACTATCTCCGCAGGTATCTCTACTCTGCGAATCTTACCCATTGCGTTCTTGTACTCAACAGCAAAGGACTGTCTGGATTCCACTGATTCAATCCACCTAGAACCTTTTGTGGCAAACCCGAATATGTCCCCAACCTTTTTTATAGCCCTGTCAATTCCACCTTCCAGAAACTTACTGCCCATTGCGGTCTTATTCTTGTTCTTGAAGATAGAATCGGTGTTGTTCATCAGGTCTTGCGTGAACCCACCCTGAATATCCTGCCTTGCTACAGATGGTTCGTATTGAGCAACAAATTTATCCCAATCTATATATCCATAGTTGTTAGAAGCGATCCTGGTAATCATGTTGTTTACAGCGTTGTAGAGCATATATCTTGGGTTGAGAGATAAGACTGCTAAAGACTGCAACGCCTTCATGGTGTGAGATAATCTCATCCATCCTGGGTCGTTATCCTTGATCCCAAACCGTTCTTTCATAAATCCATCAAGGCTATCTGAAATGGAATTGATTATCTTGTATCCCAACATACTGTCGTTGTAAGGTAATGGGTTGTCCTTATTGGTAAACATCTGCAAGTCGATCTTCATAGCAGAGGTATCGCCATTCGGGAATAACGAATTGGCAGCGTCCACCTTTGAGGGGTCAGCCATGTAAGCCTTTATAAGACTGTCAAAGTTAGTTCCCTCTTTGAAGTTCTTTAGTAAAGTGGCTTCATCCATCCCGAAGAAACGAGCATACTTGGTAAGGTTTGCCCTGTTCTCTACGGTCTTGTTGAAATCTTCAATAACCTTTGCAACCGAGCCACCATCCACCGCTTTCTTCAAAGCAGTAGCAACAGCAGCCCCAATAGGAGAGTTGAACTCCCTGTAATCCATGAAGTCCCTTGCAAGTCCAACTTCCTCGAATATGTCACCGATCTTCTGTGCTGTTAGAGCAGGGTCGGCTTGTGTGGCAGCCCGAATCAACTTGACTAAAGTGTTGCTGTCTTTCCCTGCGAGGTCATTCATATAGAACAAACGGTCTACAAGCGTGTACTCGAAGTTGAGAGCCTTTGCTTCTGGAGTTAATTCTTTAGCAACCTGTACTGACCTCTTGTTCGGGTCTTGAGCTTCCAGGCGTTTTGGCAATCCATCATCCGTAAGCCCTGCGATCATCTTCTGGAATCTTGTGTAGTCAGCAGGTGCTTGATAAGGTATCTTTCCTTTGAGAGTAGACGGAATGTTCCCTTGTAAGAAGTTCTTGTAGGCATCCATAGCCCCAACAAAACCTTTAGAGCCATGTAACTTCCCACCTGAAATGAGTTCAACCGCACCATTAAAGGGGAAGGGAATAGCATCTACAACCGGATTACCTTGTGAGAACTTTCCTGCGTACTGTAAGGCGGGGTTTCCTTGCCTCTTACCAACCAATTCAACCATCTTTGCATTAGCATAAGGGGCAACATTGAGAGGGTCTAGGATAGTCTGTAGTGCGAAGTCGTTAAGTTGTCCTTCAACCCCAAACCTCGAAATGAAATCTTGTTTGTACTTCTGCCAGTTATCAGGATCAGAAACGATCTGGTCACGAAGGTTATCAAGTGCCTTTGCCCCAACGGTAAATCCAGAGGGAATAGGTACAGGTTTACTCTCTCCAGAAGATATGTCCCACATATATCCTTCTGGTAGTGGTTTGCCTTCGCTCAAAGGAAGTAAGGCGTTGGCAGTTTTACCTAATGAAGTCCATGATAACTTACCTGCCTTCCACGCTGCGCCAAGATTCCCAACAACCTCTTGAAAGTCATCATCCCCTGCGGAGGCTTGCATGATTACACCAAACGCACCAGCCACCGCCTCTGATAGGAAGTTGAATACCTTTTGTACACCTTCTTGTGCATACTTGAACTGAATCGGGTTGTTAGTTTCGAGCCAATCTCGAAGTCCGGGGTTAGCATCAATGAGGTCGTCTATCTTCTTTTCTATTGACCGCCCAAGTTTTGTTTTCGATCCGAATGGGCCAGCAGACAGCCACTTCAATGTTTCAATAGCGCCGAGTTCTTTACCTGTAACCATCTGCCTTGCTGTAGCAGAACCGAAGATAACCGCAGTGGTAAGTCCTACAGGATTGGCAAGCATCCCTGGGTTCTTCGATATACCTAGTGCTTGAAAGAACGTCCCAAGTCTGCTCAACAAGAATGATGTTCCGCCACCAGTACCTACGGCAGAAAGCCCAACCTGTGCGATATTCCCGCCAGTCAATTTACCTGGTTGTGGGGTCATAAATCCGTATAACGCCCTCTGATAAAGCGTGAGGTCTTTTGGATTAACTGTGTTCTCTAAAGAATTGGTGTCAGTTGCGAACTGTTCTATCTGTGAGGGTAGAGTGGGTTCGGGCAACTGCTTAAGAGCCTGTGCTACAGGGGAATCTTCCTGCAAAGCACCCCATTGATCGGGAGTTTTGTACCCATTAGCATACTTTAGATACTCGTAAGCCGTATTGACTACATTCTTATCCAGCCATTCAGGTAGAACGGCAGCAGGATTCTTGTCGATATAGTCCTTGAATCGAGCAATACGCTGTGGATTCTCCCAAAAGCCTAAAGGTCTGTTCGGGTTCTGCTGTTGATATTCGTATCCATGAGTTCCTAACTCTGGAAGGGTGGGGTAAATCGACACATTGTTCTTGATTGCCTGATTTACAATGTGCTGATTCTGCATGGGGTTTTTAGGCCATGCGTTCTTGTCCTGATCCTGCAACCGTTGATTGACCACCGCAGCCTGTTCCTGTGGGGTCATCTTGTGGTACGCCTGCAATTCCTCTTGTGTCATGGGTCTGTTGTACTTGACAGCCCCAACGATAAGAGGTTTAGGAGTGTTTAGGTTCTTTTGTTTAGGTTTCTTGCCAGGCGCTACACCCTTATAGATCGGAATGTACTCATCGGACACTAGATTCTCCAGTTCACCAAGCCACTATCCCTGTAACCCTTATCTCCACCGTATCCGCCGCCACCCCAACTGTAGTCGGGAAGCGGAATTTCATACCCGCCAGCGTAGCCCTGATCCTCGCCACCACCATCATCTCCCCTTAACCAGTCTGTCATTTCTGGGAACATGAAACCGTATTTTTCAAAGAGGTAGTTGAAGGCAGTTTCTTCGTCAACACCAGAGGGGAATCGACTGTCAATTTCTGCCCTGAAACCATACTTATCCATGAAACCCTGCAACCAAGTTGGGAAGTCGGTGTTACTGTAATCCTCTGGCTTAAGGTTCATTCCTGCGCCCATAGGGGTATCAAGGGTTGTCTGTGGAGCGACACTTGAAGCCTGTGGTAGGGGAATGTTTCCGCCAGCACCAAGAGCGTTGTATGCGCCAACACCAGCGTTTCTAGCAGATTCCGTAACGGGAGTAACAGCCCCTACGGGTTTACCACCAGTTCCAGTATCGGTGTATCCAAATGGGTTGGGGTTGCCAACACCACCGCCAATCCACCCACCGCTTGTAGGAGTAGGGGTTGGGAGATTTGGGTTTCCCATACCAGCACCATACCATTGTCCACCACCTGCTATATTGCCTAATTGCGCGCTTGCGTTGAATGGCTTTGGTAGCGGAACAACAGGTCTGTCTAAAATATTTTGTGCATCTTCTTGTCCGTAAGGATTTGGCATCTTCTACTCCTTTAGTGAATATCTTTCTAGTAATCTACTCATTGCTTCTGGTCTGTTCTTCATGGCGTATTCCATTTGAACAGGGTCTTGCATAAGGTTCTGGATGAAGGCTCTTTTAAATTCTTCCTCCTCTTGATTGACAACGCCCTTCTTGTTCTTATACCGAGCAAGTCTGGCTTTGGCTTTCATGTGAGATGACTGTAGGTTTCTCTCGTCCATTACATACCTACATTCGATGGGGTGTTACCACCCTGCGGAGGTTGACCAGAGAAGGGGAGCGGATTTTGGATATTAGCTTCGCCAGGGGCAGCGACTTCATTCATCATAGGAAGTCCGGTCACGCCTGGACTAGGGGTGGATGTGTTTTCCGCTCCCCTCATCTGGCTTATTGCTTCTTGCGGTATGCCCCCCTGTGGGTTCTGGGGGTTGGATTGTTGTAGTTTTGCCATCAGTTCGGCTTGTGCTGTCAGAGATATTTCTTTTTCAGCCTGTATTTCTTCCCACATCTCGTCAGGCTGATCTATCCCTAACCAAGTTTCTCTGGCGTATGCCATTGAAACAAGTGGATTCTCACCGAATGTAGCCTGTGTCGCCATAACCACGTTCTGTCTTTCGTCTGTAGGCATGGCTATGTCTAACTTGCAGTCCAATTCAAAGGTTTCTGGAATGTCTTTGGCGTAGAACTCTATAATGCCTTTTTCACCAGTGACTTGTATCTTATCTCCCGTACCTTTGAGCATATTCAAGGCGATCTTCATAACATTCGCTAAAGCAAAGGATATTTTCCTCTGGTAAGGTATCAAGGGCAGTCTACCAGATTGAGATAAGAGAGAAACCATTGAGAATGGGGCGTTTGCACCCAGAGGTTCTCCCAAAGTCTGGCTGTAGATGGTGGATTCCTCGCTCTTTTGGTCGGCTATGTCCATTAACTGCATGATGGCAGGGTCGATAGCCTGTTTTGCCAGTTGTCCGAACTCCTCATCCTTTGTGATCTTGATAACACCACCTGGAATGGAGTAATCGGGCTTGAAGTCGCTGTCTGGGTTACTAGATTTGAACACAAACAGGGGATTTGCACCGATGGCGAACACTAAACTGTTGGAAACCGTAAGTCCCAAGTTCTGTCTGTTCCACACACCGCTTTGAGCAAGGGTATAGAGGAAGGGTTGGCGCGTTTGGATAGTAGTACCTGCAAAAGTTTCGCTTCCTTCTACTAATTGGTCAACAATCGGTATCTCTGGAAGCCCATGCTCCACCGCTAACACTGGATTCTGGAACTCTGTCAGCCAAATATAGTGGTGAGTGTCGTTCCAATACTCGTTGTAGGTTACTTTGTCGTAGGATTTCTTGTTCGGGTCTAAATCTGTGGCTGTTTTATCCCCGTGCATAGCCTTGAAGTCGCCCCAGGTGATTAAACTTGACGAATAAAAGGCACTCAACCCCATAATATCGAACTCTGGATAGCAATTAGCAGGGTTTAGGGTCTGGAATAAGACGGGAGTTGTCTTTAATATCCTTTCAGCGCGTCTTTTCTGACCGTCTGTGGTGGCAGAATCGACCAAATCCTGCACCATAACGACTTTAATAACGATCTCTGAATACAAAAGGGCATGAAGAATAGGCTCATACCACATAGGATTGTTGGCAACCCTCGAAGAAGCCCATGTAATCGCCTGTGCAACCTTCTCAATCGGGGTAGAAAGTTGTACAGTTTCAGGGACATTCAACTCTCTGGGTACGTACCACTTCGGAGTAGTTGCTGAAAGTAGTCTTTGCGCTCCCAAAATCTTGTTTCTCGGAGATGGGTCTAGGGTTTTCTTGATCCACTCGGCAGAAGGCAGGTTATCATCCACCAATGCGTACATATTCTCGTAGGTCTTGAAACTCTGGTTACGAGATGAATACTCTGACTTCAACTTTGTAGCGTGTGCTTGAATGTCAGCGAAGATTAAGGGGTCGGTTATGTTCTTATTGTCCATTTATATCCCTTTCAAAGCCATGTAAGGATTCATGGTTATTGCCCTTCTGGTTATCGGGTTTACGTCTGTTCTCAATGAACTCAATGCGTACTTAAGTGCGTCATACAAATGGTCATCAGTCCCCTTACTGGCCACATCTTCTATATCTCCCTTGTCGGGGTCGTTCAGCATGAGGTAGGGGAAGGTACGGATGAACTCTTTACAGGTGTTGAACACCATAAATCCTGGTCGTCCATCGGGAAGTTTCTCTAAAATTCTGTCTATCTTCCTCTTACCCGAAAGTCGATTGTTGTCGCCTTTAGTAAGATAAATGCCTTCTTTCAAATACTCGTCTACAGAGCTGGTAACTTCCTCTTTACCTTTAGTGTTAGGTGTCCACATACTAGGATCAGCGAAGGAAGCAGAGATGTTCTCTTGTGGGGGAGTGGATTCACGAATGTATTTAGCCTGCCACCTGTCCATAAGTTTTGTTTTTATGAGTTCTCTGTAAAGATAAACTCGCCCAGATGAAGGGTCTTTGGCAACCCACACGCAAGCGAAAGGTGCTGTGTATCCCCAATCTATTCCTCTGAACTTCAACCAGTGAGCAGGGACTTCAAATGGCTCACAGATATGATCGTCACAGAACTGCGGAAATGCTTGCCCTGAAAACACATTCCAGTCGCCATCAATCCACGCCTTTTGGATCTGTTCGGGGAGCATACGTAGCCCATCCCAATAACTCTGGTCAAGGTGTTCATTGTCAGAGGGTAGTGCTTGCACGAACTCAAATGAACTGGCAAAGTTTGCCATTTCGGGGGGGAAGTTCTTGTCAATCCACAACTGCTTCACCCACGCATACCCACCTGGATTGGCAGTTGCGATAAACTTCGGTGTCTTGAAATTAGGCCATCGGATTGAGCCTATTAGAATGTCAAAGGTATCTTTCTTTACTTTCTCGATCTGGTCTACACCAATGGCTGCGAACTCTGCACCCATATACTTTTCTGGATTGTCAAGGTTACGGAGCATGATAGCCCCACCACCGTATTCGGGTTTTACAAAGAATCCCAATCCCTCTGTCTTTGTGGTCTTTACTTCACCCAACCATTGAGGAAACTCGGTTGAGATTTTAGAAATCTGCCTATCTTGCAGCACAGGGTAACTCTCGCAAGCAAGCATCACTCTCGCATTTTCATAACCCTGCTTGTACATCTCAATAAGGAACTGTAACAAGTACCACCGCAATAGCCAGGACTTTCCACCACCCCTAGCCCCGCCGTACAACACAAACTTACTGCGCCTGATTGCTTCGAGTGCAGTCTTTTGTTTATCGGTAGGGGTAAAGAGTTCACTCCACTTCATCAGCACTACTTTCAGCAGGAGATACTACTTTGGATTGCGAATCAAAAATAGTGTCCTGTGCGTCAAACTGTAAGACATTCCTGTTCGTCTGATCTACAACCTGAACAGGCGGGCCGTCCAATGTCAACACGATCTTCCAAAAGGCTTCCATGAACTCTTTAGGCGAGAAGTCCATCACAAGCCCAGACTTCAAAGTAATCGAACCGGTAAGCATGACCTCTCCCATATAGTCAGCCATAACATCTTTTGGGATTCCAGTCTTTGTTGTACCGTTCTCTAAAACAACGGTAAAGGTTTTGTCACATATCGCCTTCCTCAACGCTTCCGTGAACTTTTGCTCTGGGTCTTTCTTGGGTCGTCCAAGTTGTTTTCCTTGTAGTCCTTGTTGACCGCTTTGTCCTTTTGGCCATGTCATAGGGGGCTTCCGTTTCTTCTATTTGTACTGTCAACCATTCTGCTTTCATGTAAGCGTTCAATAATGCTTCTACGTGTGGATCACCATTGAGCGCATCGTACACTATGTAGATAGTGTTATCTCTCACGTCTATTCGATACTGCACCATCTGACCAATAACATCTTCGTGTGTTTCTTTTCCGTTGATATGAGCCAGTAACCACTTGTCTTTACTTGCTAATACTGATACTAAAGGAACGATAGATGTATCGGTTTCATTCAAAGCGAAGGTAAAGCGGTGCTTCTTTAGCCTTACTAAAAATTTAGGGGGGTGCATGAAACAGTTAAACTCTAGCAATTTACCTCCTTGAAATGACTATTTTATAGTGGCGTTCTCGTTATCGTTTTTCCTGCGCTCTGTAAATCGTAGTAATCGTTGATTGTCAGGAATGGCAGGTTCTTGCTCACACAGTACCAAACCAGCGCCCGAAGCCGCCAGGTTTCCCACATTGTTGTATCTGTGGCAGGGTCAATCAGTTTATGTCCATAAAATAAAATCGTCTTTCCTTCTGCAATAGCCTGGTCAACTAACAACATGGCTGCTTGAATCGTTTCTCCTGAACCCATTCGCATTGTTGACCAAATCTCATAGTTGTTTGCTGCCACATAATCAGGAAATTCAGCAGGAGAGGTATAAACCTTTCTGCCAGTAAGTATCCCTGCTGCAATCGCGGCAGTTTTCACATCAGCATCATATCCGCCATTCGGATAAGAAAGGTGCATACTCGCTTTTGTTAATCCCATTCCATCCAATACGGTTTTTGCATCTGCAATTTTTGCCGTAGCGGTTGCCACGTCCACATCTGATAGTGTGGTCTGGTCAGTAGTATGGTTTGCAATCGACCATCCAGCCGCGTCCATTTCCAGTAATTCAGCAGTCGTAACAAACGCAGGGTCATTTTCTCCATCAATAGCATCCGTCATCACATAAAAAGTTGCGGGTATACCAAGTGGTTCTAAAACATTTTTGAAGGCTTCGGTATAAACCGATTCATACTCATCATCAAAAGTAAGCATGACTGCCGGAACGCCGCCGCCTTGCGGAATATTCCAACTGGTTTGCGTGAACGCCGCCGCGGGATTAAAATTTGCTGCCGCCAGCATTTCTTCTGCGGTTACCTCTCTATTTATTAACATGTAGTGGGCGTAATATCCAAGCGCCTTCCACGTATCTGTGCGACCAAGATAACACTGTGCAGATGCCAAAGCTCCAGACCATGTACCAAGCTCAGTTAATGTTCCGCCTAGTTGAACACCTTTTCGATACGAATTAGCGCGGTCATTGGATTTAGACCATGTAAAACCAAGACATACCCAACCAGCATCTGCAACGCCAATATTCGTTAGCGATTTTACCGTTCCTCCTGCATCATAGGTAAATATTAATCGGTTGGTTGATGATTTGTTTATGAGGATGTAGTTGTTACCATCCTTGCCAAGATTAATAATGTTATGTACCGCGTTGTCATCCCACGCGGCTTGTGGAATCTTTACCCAAATGATAATGCCGCCCTCTTCTGGGTCAAATGGAGCATCAAGACCAGCGGAATATAGGTTTACGGTGCTAGTTGCTCCATCAAAGTATGCTGATTTGTACCCGTCACCAATACCGGGCTGCCCTAGCGTAATCCCCGTATACGCACCATTCAGTCCATTCCCGCTTTGGTCTACTGCAACTGCACCCGATAGGTCGCCAAGAGTGAGATATTGCACAAGGTTCGCGCCAAACAGCGTTTTCATTGCAGTAATGTAGGCACTTTTATAAACACTTCCAGTTGCCACTCGCAACCTGCGTTTGCGATCTAAAATATTTCTGTGTTTCTGCGCGTTATTCATACGACCTACGTAATGAACAGATAGACAGTACCGCCTTTAGCATTACCCGCAGCAGCAATCGTCAAGGTAAGAGTTGAATCACACACATTTCCTAATCCATCCGACTGATCTAAATACTCTGTGGCAGTAGCCGAGCAGTCTGCACCGTTGCCTTCCAATACATCAATACTGTTCTCGTCAAGAATGGTCATGTCATAGAGGGTTGTGGGTGCTGTTCCGCCGCCATCAGGGACAATAACTACTTTCGAGATAACGCCTGTTACTTTGTTTGTACAAGCAGAACTAACCGCACCACCATCAGTAGAGAGCCAGTCCCACTTAATCAGTTTTACAGGGCGGTATTCCTCACATTTTTCAGTTTTAGTAACAACTTGTGCTGTCATTTTTTACCTTTCCACAGGGGCATGATAAGATTCTGAAACTTCCCATAAGCGCCAGAAGCACCCTGCCCGAATACTGTATTAACTCCTGGTTGTGTTATCCTTGCTGATGTAGGTTTCCCTATCTGCATAGGATCAACGCCAAACAAGCCCTTACCACCCTTGAAGTAATCGCGGTAGTAGGCTACCTGTTCTTGCAAATCTTCCCACCACTTTTTCAAGTCTTTCGGGGGTTCTCTGTAATAGGACACAATGCCTCCTAAATGTCAAACTTTGACATTAATCCAATCCGTGTTGTTTACGCAGTTCGTGGTAATCAGCCCACGTCATCTTGAAAGACAAATCTTCCCAATCAATAGGCTCTTTGACTTCTACAGGCTCGAACATAACTGGCTTCTTGGGTTTCTTCGCCCCCCATACTCTTTCGGGTACTTCATTTGGATCAGCAGGGATTTGTTCAACGACTTTTTTCGGCATATCTACTCCTTCGTGATATATACTACCATTGATGATAACATATTCAGAACATTTTTTCTATTTACTAGAATATATAATACGATTATGGTAAAATAAATGCAGGACAATCCCTCCTCTCTTGTCCTGGGTGGGTCAGCTTGTTAGCAACCCCGTCCCCGTCTTAGTCACGGGATCAACGGGGCCCGGCGGTACAATTCCGCAGCCCACCCAATTAGTTCTTTTACAATGTTTAGAAACAGGCTGCTCAGGTCTGCCAGGACGGTGAGGTAGCAGATGTATGCCAGACACCTTAGCCTGATGAGGAGTAATCCGAAACGCTTTATGCGTAGCTTAGCGCCCCCTAGTCTGGTTGGTTGGGGTCAGGCCGTCCACTTTAGCATCATGTTTCTAAACAAATGCTCCGAGCGTAATAGGCGTAGACTTACTGCCTTCTCATAGCTAACACGGGACGCGGTCTAACCAACAGTTATAGGGCAAACGGGTGCAAATCCCTACCGGAGCAACTAGCGATGATGTCGCTAACAGTTTCCTTGTCCTGCAAAAACAAGGTGGTGGATACCGAGTGTTCACACACACGGCCCAAACCAAGCCATGACGACTGGCGGTATACAAATGAGTCGCCGAAAGAACTCCCTTGTGTTGACATCCCTCTCGTGATGAATGAGAGACCCACAGGGGAGTTTTGTTTTACCAGGTTATCATTTATGCTAACTTACTGAAATTCAACTAAAACCCCCACTAGGCGCGCAGTTCAAATTTGAGATCGACACACACTCTGCGGAAAAACAGGGGATAGTTCCACTGACTGTCCGAGTTTGGTTGGTACTCCCACTCACACCGCCACCCCTACCTTCAATGGGTGCGGTGCTATCACTTCTTCTTTATTCTACTTGTAATGATAACAACTTGTAGTCATGGTTTCGATAACTACACTTATCACGACCATGACTACGAATATGCACACGCTCACGCACGCATCACACACCCACACACGCGCAGCTCCCACACACCAGGCGATCCACGGCCATGCTGCCCTATACCCTCATGCTATCATACTGACATAGCCCCATAACCCTACTTGTATTGAGCATTCAGGTATAGGGACGGGGCGATCCAACAACCAGGATAATTGTTTCTAGACATAATTACCTAATTGTTTCTTCCAATAATACAATGATACAATTCCTGGACTGTGTCAAGATGTATGGATTGGGATACAAAACGATGATCCTAACGCATAGAACAAATATCCTAGAACACAACATTAGAGTTTATAGAACATAACATTAGAGTTATCCAAAACACTTGAATTCTATATATATCCGTGTATAATGAAAGCATACAAGAGAGGACACACATGAAAATAACAGAAAATCAAGCAAAGGCTACGCTAAAGATACACAACGCGCTAAAGGACATACATCAGAACCTGCCGACACAGGGCGCACTATTGGAGCTAACCATAGATTTCGGTTGTCTTCTGGCAGTAAGGGACTTGCTAAAAGATTGGGACGCGGACAAGGTAGAGGGGACATTCTTATCTGCCCTTATTGTAAGCATTGCTAATGCCCAATCAGACGTAATCGAGATTATGAATAAGAAAGGTTTATAACCCTATCTACCTGACTGCAATACCTATACCATGTTACATCTATTGCAGTCAGTCAATGGGATTATAAATAACGGGTTGCGCATGTTACACGCAAAGAAAGGGTAGAAAATGAACTTACACAGTCAATATAAAGGATGCAGCATTTATGCGCCAATTGATCCATCAGACAAGTTATCTTACTGCGCTCGCGTCTACAATCACTTTATTTATGCAAATACTCTACGCGGGATTAAGAGAATGATTACATTAGAATTGGCAGCTCGTAAACCTGGCGCGGGCCGGATCGCATAATGGGCGTGATTATCTTTACCTTAGTATTGTTTGGTTGTATCCTGGGTTTATATGGGATAGAGTACGTAGTAATTCTGGTAATCAATAGTATAAAGAGAGGATAAAATAAAATGACTACAAAACTTGAAACGCGCGTAAAGAATATCTGCAAGGAATATGCAAAGGATTATGAAAGCGGGATGGCTGGGTTTATTGATGATCTACGCAAGGGCGGCTGCCAATCAGGCATGATTTCAGAGCTGATTTACTACACCGACACAGTAAAGTTTTATAAGAGGTATGCTAATGATATTGACGTCTTACTATCCTCTGCATGTGATGATGCTGGCTGTACCCCGTCCGGTTTGTTTGGTAAGGCATGGGACAATTGCGATCCTTTAGCGCGCGACACACAGAACCAAAACCTTTTAGCCTGGTTTGCATTTGAGGAAACCGCGTTCAGACTGTTTGACAACTAACCTGTCAATCTTTGACACCGCACCTGTCCGGTTTATAGGCAGGTAGAGAGGATAAAATGACATACAGAATAACGGAACTGGATTTACAAGGGGTTGTTGATACCCTGAATAAAATTACCGGACACCCTAAGGATGCCTGGACTAAGGACGACAAGGGTTTATATCATTCGGTTATAGGTTGCTATGTTTTGTCTCACGCATACGGCGGAGTAGAATTACAGCAAATTTGCACGGATGGCGGAGGGGTTGATACTCCATTAGGTTCAGGTCACATAACCAAGCGCGAGTTATACGGCAAGATGCACGCATACATGAATGGCCTGTTTGACGCTGCTAAACTTGTGAAGTAACCTTACCCCGCGCTTATCCGGTTTATAGGTAAGTAGAGAGGAATTACACAATGAATACATCACTAAAGGATGCAAACAAGCGCGGGTTATTCACTAAAGAGCAGCTTGTCAAGAAGTATCACGGGAAATTTATTGACACTTACCCTCACCATACAGAACTAATGGGAAGTGACTATAAATGGATCACGGTTTACGAAGTACGCAAGGTATCAAGTGTAATCCGTGAGAACTGCAACCCACCGGAAGAACTGGAGGGACAATACCATGACTGACTTTGTAACCATCCTGAACGCAACCAAACCTATTATCTTAGGCCATCCTGATATTCACGTAGAAACACGCGGTAAATGGGTTTGGATCACCGGTAATACTTCACCAGTAAGGGACGAGCTTATCAAGGCAGGGTATAAATACTCTAAGAGTAAGGGGTGTTTTTACTGGTCTCCTGGTGGTTATCGTAAACGCTCTAAGAGTGAACTACCACTGGATAAAATTCGTGTGTTATATGATGGGGTGCAGATATGCTAACCATTAATGCGAAGTCTTTAACTAAAGCAATCAGGGAATTTCAATCAATAAAAAGTGTTAGAACTTTACCCTGTCTTAACTATGTCCTGTTATGTGGGGATAGCACCGGAACTTATGCCCTTTATACTGACAGCGAGATGGAATATAAGAGGGTTGAGGTATCGGGGTCAGGGGATGGTTACTATCCTGTTTTACTCAAAGTGATTAAAGATATTGCTAGACTATCCACTGATAGCATAGAGGTTTCACAAATTGCCTGGAGTACGGCGGGTTATAAGATCAGGGAATATAAAAACGAATATTATAACCTACACAAACCGCCGACAAGTTGTAGAGGGGATAACTATAGATTCAATCAATGCCCTATTGATTGCCCTTACTTCAATCAGCCTACAAAATATACCATTAACCGCAACCGCAGGGGAAGGATCACTGGAATTAATGATGATGGTTATTGTAGCAATCAAGACAAACCGCATCAGGGTTATTGTATACGGGGTTATGATACCTGGCAGGGTAAGGATGGAGAGAATAAGGTTATAGTTTCTGCTGATGGTTGCACCTGGACACTTAATACCTTACCGCTTGACGACTTCCCACACTTCGAGCGCGACACACACAGCACAAGTGTTATTCCCTATACTGGAGAAGTGAGTCCGGTCAAACCCAAACCAGTAAAGCAAGAAGTAAGGCAGGCCAAACCAGAACCCAAACCAGTAAAGCCAGTAGTTATCACGGTTACAAATTCAGGGATCGACCTGGATTCTATGACTGCCTTAGAGTTTGGTGAGCTGGTAAAATCTATGTTAGTTGGAGGGTAAAATGGAATACACAAGGGTAACTCTCAAAGAAGCGCGGAAGTTATGGGACAATGGCGAAAAGATTTATTTGTTGCCCAGTATAGAAGGAGATCCCATATTTAACATTTGGGTATATGTGGACAAGTCAGAACACAAAGTCTTCGATAAGTTTGTAAGTGATTATAAGCGACTAACTGGTGGACGTGCTATGCGTTATTACATTGAGAGGGTATGGTGACAGCATGAAACCTAAAGGCGGGGCGCGTCCTGGTGCTGGGCGTAAAAAGACTAACCATCATGGTAAAGCAGTCCTTATCTATCTTTACCCAGAACACGTGAACTTCTTGCATGGTGTAAATGGTAGTAATCTTATCAGACAGTTACTTGACGTAGAGATGAAACAGTATGCAGAAGAAAGACGGGTTGCAGAACTTGAACGCATCCGTAATAATACCTGGAGAATTGGAGGATTGTAAAATGAAATCACCAAAGCAATATCTAATTTATTTTGACGGTGGAGAAGATTGTCGTGGTATGTTTTCTATGGACAAAATGGAACGAAAAGACTGGAATATGCGTGCTAAAAATAACGGTCACGTTGGTTATCTCATAGGCTATAGGTATTGGGAGAATAAACAGGAAACCGTTATTGTTTATTTCAAAACCAAACCGGATGAAAAAGAAATCTTACGCCGTAGGTCTAATTCATTTATCGCGGCAAGGTGGTATTCACTATGACTAAAAAGGGTGAGCGCATTGAGGTTACAGAACTACGCACCGTGATAACGCCAATCAATCTATCCGAGTATGTGAAGTCACAGCCTGGATATGAAACAGAACAGGAACTAATGCTATACAAGAAGTTTGCAAGCGTATTCCTAATGGCTTATCATGGACTGGATGATAGGCATGACCTAACAGACAGTGTATGTATGCGGTTCTTCATCCTTACCCTAGAGGACTTGTTCAAAGGGAAAGATTTACCCAAAGAATTTTGGAGTAAAGAATGATACTCATACTTGTGCTATTTGTCCTGTTATGTTTGGTAAACTATTTAGATTTGTGAGAGGTAATCATGGACGAAATACTAAAGTTTAGAACAAATAGCGGTGACAGACCCGCATCATACGCCGAGGAGATTTGGATAGTTACTTGGTATGTGGAAGATAAGCGGGGTTATGCTACACTACACAGTTCTTATTCGTACAGCATACCAACGCAGGCATCAAAGGCTATTGCGTTTTACAGGGATTTAGAATCAAAAGGGTTTTCTCCAATCATAGAGGCAACATTTCTGTAACGATTGTCAAACTTTGACAAACCCCTCATTACCGAGGGGTTTTCATATTGTCTACCGGACTGGATAGATCATGTGCCGCTTTTAGATCGTCTGTGTCCTGGTAAACAGGATGAATGTCATGTGATACTTGTTACATTTTATGACAGCTTTTGTGGCATTTGAATGAACGAATGTTCTATAATAAATGTGGAGGTTTTAGATGATTTCTTTTGCGGAGCTGGCAATAAAGAGGCTAGACAAATTGGGGTTCGATCAGGAAGAAGAAACTATTGCTTTGTCCTATGACCCCGATACCAATGGTCGCATCTTGTGGATTCTTACCTCTACAGATAGCGAGATTAATGAGTGGTTTGATTCTATATCGGAGAAAGTATGAGCGAAAGAAACTTAGCAATATTCAATGACTACAAAGAAATGGGCGTTATGCAGTTGGTTGGCAATAAGTACGGAATAACCAGGGAAAGAGTTAGGCAAATAGTCTCTAGGTTTGGCTATAAAAAACCAAAGAAAGTTGTCCTAACCAAAGAAGAAAAACAAGCAATAAGGTATGACAAATTTGTTGCATTGTTCTGGTCGCATATATCTAAAACAGAAACGGGTTGTTGGGAGTGGACATTATCAAGACTTCCTTATGGCTATGGACGAGTTGCTTTTCTTGGGAATAAAAATCAATATGCCCATAGGGTTGCTTGGATTCTAACACATGGAGATATTCCTGATGGCTTGTGCGTTTGTCATAAGTGTGATAACCCGCCTTGTATAAATCCAGATCATTTATTCATTGGAACTTATGCCGATAATGCACACGATAGAGATGCGAAGGGCAGGAATAGGTGGGAAAAAAAGAAAACTCATGCTTGACTTTTCCAATTTGTCGTGCAATACTGTATATGTAATTCTTACTAAACATAGTAGAGAGGACACAATGAGGGAACTTATCAAGCGTTTTATCAAGTGGTTCAAAAAAAAGTTTCTCGGACACAGATACATCGAAGTACAAACCACACCCACCACCAAGATTTACGAAGATCACACCGCAGAAGAAAAACGCAAGAAGATTCATAGGAAGATGGCGCAGAAATCCCGCAGGATCAATCGCCTTTGGGCGCAGAGAAAGGGATGACATGGCTCTCAACATTAACGTCTGTGAACGAGATCGAGTGTACACATGGGCTGACCTGAAACCTAAACAAAAGAACGCCGACCTGGTAGCCTACGAAATAGCCAGAGATATTGAGCAGGAACAGTATCGAGAGTGGACGGATAAAGTAGATTCCTGGATCGCTAATGGTCAGTATGAAGAAATGGAGGAGGAACTGGATAAATGTAAGCGGTTGGAACTTCACGCACAGCAACTTCACAAACAGATGAATTGCCCCCACCCAGACGATTGTTTGGAAGATATAGGTCAGGATGTATTCGTAGGCGGTGAGTGGATACACCGTCAGCATCTTATTTGTGGGTTGTGCGGTAAAGAATTTCATAAACCCATCATAGTAAATACATTGGAGAATAGTGGAAATGACAATAATATCCCTTAATAATCCCAAAGAATCACAGGTTTTTCACTTTTTGGAGGCTGATATGGAAGCAGCGAGAGTAGACCAGGTTTTTCAGGAGGGGAGTGTTACAAGACAGAGTGTTGATAATTCCATCATTGAACTATCTGCTGTTCTCAAAAAGATTGAAGCAATGAACCGCGTCAATGAACTTCCACTTGAAGCAAGGAGATTGTTGTTTGAAATACAAGGTGGTGTCTATCGTGCATTTTCAGAAGCCCGTGATGCACAGGTTATTCTAAAATTTGGAAAGAGAGAAAAGTAAAATGGATCACAAGAACATTCAAGAAGCACTACACGCTATCTATAATGACGTGGGTTATGTGCAGAAACAGAAGAACGATAACCTCAATTACTCTTTCGCAGGCGAGGGTGCGTTCATCCGTGAACTACGCCCTGCCATGATCGAGCATGGAGTAACCATTAGTGTGTCAAAGATGGACGCTCTTACCCAGGAGCATTACATCACTGGCAAGTATGACACAAAGATGGTGCGCTCTACCATTCACGCAGCAGTAACCTTCTCCCATGTATCCGGCGATTCCATTACAGTTGAGGCTTACGGTGAAGGCTCTGACGCTGGCGATAAGTCATTGAACAAGGCTATGACTGACGCTTACAAATACGCCTTACGCCAAACCTTTATGATCGAAACCGGAGATGACCCCGACAAGGACGAGGAAGATAAAAGCCTCACAGCAGCAGCCAAGAAACTAGGCGCAGTTGAAACAGGTGTAGTACCAGTGAAATCAGAGGGCGGTATGACTATCGAGATGGCAAAGTCTGCCAAGTCCTCAACTACTGGTAAGACCTACGGTGAGTTATCCAAAGAAGAATTGATCCAACACTTCAACGGATTATCCCAGAAGAAAAAGAAACTTGATGAATGGAACGAGGAAGATCAGTTCAAGTTCGATGCTGCCAAAACCCTGATACAGAATTTTGGGAAGTCGTAGTAGATACGACAAAAAATAGAAATAACTATTGAATTATGATACACTATATATCAGTTGAGGTTAGCATTATGAATAAGTGACAAAAGCCTGCTTTCCAAGTGCTGACCTCAACTCTCAACACTTATTCGGAAGGCAGGCATTTGTTTTCTGGAGACAAATGGAATATAACAACGAACCCACATCACACCAAATAGGCGAGGACGTTAGGATTACCGCGTTTTATTTCATGCCTAACATAACGGACTACAAGAAACTCTCGCCTTATGCCTTTCGCCTTTACGCCCACTTCAAAAGGGTAACTGGCGAGGAAGGTAAGTGTTGGCAGTCAGTAAACACGATAGCCAAATACTGCAAGATGTCTACTGGTATGGTTACGAAGGCAAGGAAAGAACTCTATGACGCGGGGTTGATCGACATTCGCAGAGTACCTAACAACAAGGGATTTGATTACTACTCAATAACCATCAGAGATATTTGGGACGAGAACAAAGCACATAGTATGAACCCAAATAAAGACAAAGAATTTACTGCCCCTTCACCACATGAACAGACCCCTTCATACAGTGAACAGCCCCCTTCACCACATGAAATAAGTAATACCCCATTAAGTAATACCCCTGATAAGAATACCCCTTTATCAACATTCGTTGAAAAACCCGAACCTGTCTACGAAGAATTTAACAATCAAGCGGATATGCCACAGTCTTTCGTGGATGAATACAAACCAGTCAAACCTCCAAAGAAAAGTAAATCAGATCCCCGTTACTTACACATAGCTTATTCCGCTTTTTACTCTGTTACTTCTCGCAGACCGAATAGAGAATTAGTGGACACCATCATTGAGATCATCGGAGATACGCCAGATACCGATAAGTTACGCGCTTGCCATAAAGAGTGGTTGATGCGTGGCTACAACCAGAACAGTATCAAGTGGTTGGAGTGGTATCGAGATGGTATTCCAGGGATAAAGAGGAATGAAGTCAAAGCCTTCCGTCCTACTGATGAGAATGATCCGTTTTGGGATGTGGTGCATAGATGAACCACCAGGAGATGTTTGACCTACTTGTATCAAAGAGGGGGAATCGGTGTGAACAATGCTATTGGAATGTTCCTACTGAAATGCACCACTGTATTGTAAGACGGTCAAAGAAACACCCAGAGTTTGACGTGGAACAAAATCTTATGTTGGTCTGTAGGGCGTGTCACTCCGATGGGTATGTAGATTCTTACGAGTGCGCGGTTGGATTCTGGGGTCGCCAGGTCGAGCGCGGATATGACATGGACACTTGGTACAGATCATTAAATCTAAAGTCGAAAGAGTTTTTCAAATGAATAAAGTGTGTACAAGATGTAAGCAAGAAAAGCCAGTTGAAATGTTCTGTAAGCACAAAAGAATGAAAGACGGACTTAACTCGTGGTGTAAGAGTTGCGCAAACGAAGTGGCAAAAATTAACAGAGAAAACGACCCAGAATTATATAGAGAAAGGTGTAAAAAATATTATCGCACCCACACGGAGAGAGTAAGCGCAGCCAACAAGAAATACAGAGCTGCCCATACAGAAGAAACAAAACTTAAAAATAAACTTTATCGAGAAAACCACAAAGAAGAAATAAAGGAGTATCGCTGCAGCCACGTTGAATATCACAGAACAAAAAGGCGTGAATGTCATTTGAAGCATCAATATAACTTGTCACAAGAAGAATACGAAGCATTAGTTAATTTTCAAAAAGGAGTATGTGCAATTTGTGGAAAAGAAGAAACAGCGGTTGATCCTAGATATAAAACCGTTAGAAAAATGGCGGTTGACCACGATCACGAAACAGGAAAAGTTAGGGGGTTGTTATGTAGCAGGTGTAACAAGGGAATAGGGGCTATGGAAGATAGTCCAGAACTATTACTAAAAGCAGTTGTATATCTTGAAAGACAATTTTAAAGGAGAATAAATGAATCAGTTGCCAGTAATAACCGCAGTAGGTAGAATTTCAAACGACAGTGTTATGCGCTTCACAGCACAGGCCGAACCAGTAACCAACTTCTCTATTATGCTCTACACAGGGGGAAGTAAAGCAAAGGGGTATGAGCCTTCGTTATTCGTCAAGGTATCTTGTTGGAATGAACTCGCTGAACAGTGTCAAAGTTTGACAAAAGGACAGCGCGTAAGAGTAGAAGGTACTCCCCGCCCAAAGAGAATGTACAAGAACGCAGATGGTGTGGAAGTCCAGGCTGATCTTGAAATCAACGCAAGTAAAGTAGAGGTGGTGGAGTAATGGAATCCGTTGACTTCAACGACAGATACCTAGACCCACCCATCATTCCAGAATACGCATCGTGTATTCGTTGTGGCGACAAGCACCATGCGGATGATCTAACAGACGATGGGTTGTGCGATTCCTGCCAACAATTCGAGGAAGCATGCGAACAGGAATTGGAATGACAGTGGCGCTTCTGCCACGCTAGATTGAGGAGAGAGAGATGGAAATGTATAAATGTACGGTGTGTGGAAAGGTTATGTCATTTGATGAAGCGTTTGATCACCGAATCCACGAGGGACGCGAACACTTTGAATTGCAGTCCGAAGCCGACACCCTCCGCGCCGAGAATGCGAAGTTGCGGGAGGCGTTGAAAAAGTTTGAATCCCTTACTCCCGGAGGGTCAGAATTTGCGGATGATTGGGAACGAATATTCAAGTGGGTCAAGGAACGGTCATCATTTGTAACGGAAGTTGCTATACAGCGCAACCAATATCGAGACGACCTCGCCCGCCTGCGTGAACTGCTGGGGGAGATCAATGAAAATCTACAGGATGCCATCGACCTAGCGCGAACAGGGTTAGCGCCAATAGCAATGGGAGTTAACGAGGTTCAATGGATGAACCATAAAATTTATAAACTAACTGGCGGATTAGTTGCTTTACAATCCCGCATCCAATCAGAGCTGAAGGGTATCTGTTCTGAATGTGGCGGAACTGGCGAGGTTCAATGGGATTATGACGACCCGAATGTTGAAGCCACCGTTAAAGCAAAAGCGCCATGCCCGAAATGTCAATCAGAGTTGAAGGAATAGAGGAGAGAGAAAATGAGCGAATTTACTAAAGAAAATATTGACGAGTTTCGAGTGTATCGCAACAATATGCCATCGTGGATTAAGGGACACTCAAGATATGACAAAATACCCACGAAACTATTTGAAGATGCGCTTGACGAAATCACCTCACTCCGCGCCGAGTTGGAGCGTGTGAAGGCGGCGTTACAGAATGCCGATGATACAGTAATGGATATCATCGGCAAAGCGTTGTCTGGCGAATGTGAAAAATATTTGAACTATGACCTGTCTGGAAACAAATATTGCAAGTGGGGAATTGTTGAAAAAGATATTCGCGCCGCACTTCTTAATGCACAGCAGACTACGCTCCCCGCTGCACCAGAGGAGGGGGAATGAAAACAGAATACCAATATCTCGTTTTCGTTCAGCAACCCAGTAATGGAAAGACTTCAATTTGGTCATGCCAAAACAAACATTATGGCGAAGAACTTGGCATCGTTAAATGGTTTGGGTCATGGCGGCAGTATTGTTATTTTCCAACCGTTCCGGCTACTTATTCAACTGGTTGCCTACAAGACATTTCTAGTTTTATTGAGCAATTGAAGGGAGAGCAAAAATGATACCAGAATCGAAACTGAATTGGTCAACCGTGAAGCCGACATTCGAGGAAGTGAAGGGGAAAAGGATTAAGTTAGTGTGGCGCTATATCAAAAACCAAGTAGCCGATAATGAAATCATTGTCAATAATAAGAATATCTATGACATTGCGTTTGACGGGGATTTCATCTGCTACGCTGACCTGACCGCCCCTGTGTCACCCCTGCCGTTGTGGGGGAAGTTGCCGGAGATATGTCACATTACTAAGGGGTTTTATGCTGAATGTAGAATAACAGAACGCGACGATTATTTTTCAGTGACTACGTGGAATTATTCCACCGAAGCCGAAGCCATCCTCGCCTGGAATCGGATAGCCGAAGCGCTGGATGAGGTGGAGAGGTGAGTGAATTGGTTATCTTAGCTTTGTTATGTGTCGTGGTGACCTTGTTTATAGTGGGCATATCGTGGTTGATAAACAAACTGTGCGACTGGATAGGGTTGAAGAAATGACCCACCTCACCCCTGCACAGCGTAGAGACTACTCGGTAGCGGTCAAGAATGGCACGACTGCGAATGCCCTGGCGAATATCAGGCTGGCGATCTGCTTTGACCCGAATCGTGGCAGCGACTGGTGGAAGTTGCACCGTGATGAGGTTATGGCGGAGTTGGCTAAATTAGAAGAGGAGAAGAAATGAGGGCAATAATTTTCCATAGTGTCGCAGAATACTGTGATACTGCAATGAAGATGACCATTAAGCACAATAAAAATGAAGTGAGAACAGAAATTTGGGCTTCCTATGATGGAAAAATAAAGGTAGAAACACAAACATATTTTTCTGCGAATAGAGCGTATAAGAAGTTTTTAGAAAAGGTTGGCGGTGCTATTTGTGGTGGGTGGAAAGTTCTAAATGCTTATCCAGAAAGAGAAACCTGGGAAACAAAGAGGACGAAATGATAACTTGCCCGAAGTGTAAGGGAACGTTTAAAGAATTTATCATTTACGTTGACGAGAATGGTGATAGTGGCTGTGGTGGTGCAATTCAAGATTGTCCCTTCTGCTCCGGCACAGGTCGCGTCACACTGTTGAGATGGATACTGGCAAAGATTGGAGTGAAGGGATGAACATTCAACAAGTTATCAAGGCTTTGGAAATTTCGAGAGCGGGAGAGACCACCACTATATTGTCAAGTGAATTATCTGTTATTTTACTGGATTATATATCCTCCATCGAATCCTCCCGTGACGCATGGAAGAAATTGGCAGAGGAGTTGGGGGATGTAATCACGAAAGACGATGGAGTGTGTTGCGGATTATTTGTGTACGGAGTTGGAAACGCAGGACTACATATTCCCGACTGCCCCATTGAGCAGTTGAGGAAATTGAAGGAGGTGGAGGGATGATTGAACAAGATGGATTTATGTGGTATTTGAGTTGGAAAACTGGCGAACTTAAAAAGTTTTGTTCGGTTGAGGAATGGGAGTATCGCAAAAAAGCAGTAAAAGAAATCGGAGAAACAGAATCTTTGGAAGATAAACAGGCATTGCTTGAAAAAGCGCAAAAGGAATTGCGGACTAGAAGAAAGCAAAGGAAATCCAAATGACCCCTGACCTTGCCGACACACTAGAGTTTCAACTCCGCGCCGTGGGGATCGAGGCTATCCGCGAGTATAAGTTTTGCGACACACGGAAGTTTCGCGCGGACATCTGCATCCCTGAACGCCACTTAATTATCGAGTGCAACGGGGGTACTTGGATGGTGAAGTCAGGACATTCAAGTTCAGTAGGAATCCACCGTGACTACGAGAAGGCTAACCTGGCGCAACTCCTGGGATTCACTTATCTGCAATATACCCGTAAGGAAATTGAGGACGGGAGCGCATTATCCGAGATCGAGCAGTATTTGGAGAGGACAAAATGACCGACATAAACGCAAGGATAGCGAAGGCGAAGGGGATGCAGGAGGACAATTTCAGCATTAATGGTGTTCAAATGTGGTTTGACGAAACCGGGACATTTCCACTTCCCCAATACACAACCGACTGGCGACTGGCGGGGGAACTGTTGGAAAGTATGCGATTTACTGGTGTGAGTTTGTACTATCAGACAATGATGGAAAAATGGGGAATCGGCTGGCGAGATGAATACGGGTCACACAATAACATATTTGCCGACACCCCACAAATGGCAATATGCCTAGCGTGGCTGGAATGGAGCGAGGGATGAAATTTGAGACCGGAAAACTATTATTGGAAGTGTCGGCAAGCACCGCAACTTCTCTAACGCTGACACCAGAACAAAGTGGGGTTATTTTGTATGAAATAGACCGCCTCCAGCAAGCCTCACGGTGGATACCTGTATCAAACCCGCCGAAGCATCCGAATTGGGTGATTGTACAGGACTTGGTTGGAAGCGTATTTCCTGCCACATTCAAAAAAGGAAAGTGGACTGACGACTTATTAGACCCAAATGACGGGTATCCAGATATTGTCAAATGGCGCGAAATGCCACCACCAGAGGGGGAATGATGGGACTGTTTAATTATGTCGTTGTTGAAAGCGATGTGATGCCGGAGAACTTACGCGGAGCAAGGTTTCAGACAAAAGACGGTCCTTGTGAGTTGTACATGGAAACCTACACAATCACAAAAGAAGGTCGCCTTATGTTTCTTGAAAAGGTATATGAGTGGAAACCAGACGAAGCAAAAAAGGACTCCGATAGGTTTTTTGAGAAATATGGCGGTGCGCTAAAAACCAAAAGAGAAACACTTATTGATACAAATTATCACGGAATACTTAATTTTTATGGACACGGAGTTGATTGTGATGCGAAATTCACAGATGGTAATTTAGTCTCAATAACATACGGATTAGACCAATGACCGCCACTCCGCTATCTGTGATGATGAACTTCTTTGCACCAGAAACAGACAGTTACTCTTTCATCTGTAACGGATGCGGAAGTTTGGTGGAGATTACAGCAGGAAGCACACGCAACAAAAGAAAGTTGTGTGATGAGTGCAGAACAGTATCGGTAAACCAGAGGGCAAGCAACTACCACTTCACCCACGACATTAACGAGAACACTAAAACAGTTGGCGATCCTAGTTTAGATTTAGTTCTCGCTGTGATAAGACAAGCTAAAACCGACAGATGGAAAGGATGGCATCCAAAACAAGACAAGGAGGAGTTGAGTTTACAAGAGTGTGACCCTGTAGAGTTTCTCGCAGAAGGAGCGGAACTCTGGTTGAGATGTGCAGGAATCAATATTGACCTGGATATAGAAAGGAATTTGAGGAAACTTACAGACAAGAGAAATAATAGAAGACGCCAGTAGTTTGTGCTACAATCTAGTAGTAAATCAGGTAACACACATTCAAACAGGAGAGTAAATTATGTTTTTAGATTTCGTTAGTGTGTTCTTACAACAGGTTCTTGAAATTGTTATTCCCGTTTTGGCAACTGCATTAGCAGGACTTGTGATTGCCTGGTTGACACAGGTTATCAACAACATCAAAGCAAAGCTGACCGCCAACCAACAGTGGATCATCGAGGAAATTGTATCAACTGCGGTTATGGCTGCCGAACAGGTGGGGCTTACACAACTGGCTCTCGACAAGAAGCAATACGCTCTTGGTGTCGCTGAAAATTGGTTGGCAGTAAAGGGAATCAAACTTGATCTTGGAATCCTGGACGCTATGATCGAGGCTGCGGTTCTGGATGAGTTCAATCGCAGGCGTGTTCCATCTTCGTTTGTTGAGAGCGAACCCGAATAGTGCAGAGAACAGAGAGCAGAATCCTAATTGCCGCAAAGGTGTATGGGAGCGTCTGTAAGCAGGGCGGAAGAACCGCAAAGGAACTCGCAACTGAACTCAATGTCAGATTGCAATGCGTGTCCGAAGCCCTGCTTGCTCTGGAATCCGATGGACTACTACTGTATGAGGATGAACGGGGTGGGTTGTATCCGTTCACAGAGGAGAAGTAATGGAATTTGATTTTGATATGCCAGGTGGAATTGTCAAAGTTTGCCAAAACGAAACAATAGAAATGCTACCGCAACCAGAACGAGGACACTGTGAGTATTGTGGATGCTTCTCGAAGATGGATGCGAGAGGGTGTTGCATTTGTTGTGGCGCACCTATGACAAGTTTATGGGCGTTGCCGTTGATGGTTTGGAAAACAACGCAAGACCCGTATATGTGGAGGTAGATTATGACATTTACTAACGAAGTTTATGGTCAATGGTTGGGAGAACCAATCCGCCACACACTAGATTTAAATAATTATGATGTGGATACCCACATAACTCTACGCCATAACGATTCTGTCAAATTTTGCCAACCAAAACACTTTTGCTCATACTGTCAGTCTAATTCTATTGACGATATGAGAGGTAACTGTTGTTGCTGTGGCGCACCGAGAGGGGAAGATAAATCGCGATACGTTCTCACAAGCCCCGCGATATTCGGAGAAAACTCATTGATTTCAAAGTAAACGGCAAGAGCGTGGCTGGGATTGGACGACAGAGAGGATATGTGGAACGATATTCAATCGATGTACACAATGGAGTGGAATGAACCTAGACGAAGTAAATAAGATCATAGAACAACCCTACTCTACGTGGCCTATCAAGGTGTTGGGTTTTGTACCTAACGAAAGGTCACTACCTGCCCCAGAGAAAGTCTTGCCATCATTGTTTCATTATGCACAACAAGGACTTAGTTTCCTACACTTACCCTATAGTAGAACAGACGTTGTAAGAAATAAAGCAGCTCTGGCGCTTCTTGCTAATCCATCGTTTGATTTCATCCTCATGCTCGACAATGACCACGCCCATGACCCAGACATTCTCCAGTTGTTATGCAGGTGGCCATTACTCGACCCATCCATAAGAGTAGTGGGTGGGTTGAACTTCCAGCGAAATGAACCCTTTCACCCTGCGTTCCACGAGTATGACGAACAAGGAAAGAAGATAATCTCAATCACTTGGCCTGATACTTTATTCCCTGTAGATGTGTGTGGAACAGGATCATTACTTATCCATCGTTCAGTATTCACAGACATTGACGCTAATTGTGCGTGGTTTAGATTCGAGTATGACGGTGCAGATAACGACTACTGGCCTGGTGAAGATGTTTACTTTGCAAGGTTGTGTAAAGAGAACGGTATTCAACAGTATGTAGACCCTGAATGTAGAAGTCCTCACCTTCACGAACAGTTGATCGGAGAAGAAGAATTTAGAAGGCATTTTGCAGAACACGGATTGGGTAATCAGTTTGGGGAGATACGATGACAGTTGAGTTGATACTTGGCGACTGCCTTGAATCCTTACAAGCGATTGAATCCAGTACAGTTCAATGCTGTGTCACTTCCCCGCCTTACTATGGTCTACGAGATTATGGAGTAGATGGTCAGATTGGCTTGGAATCCACGCCTGATGAATATGTATCAAAATTGGTACAGGTATTCCGAGAAGTCAAACGTGTGCTGAAAGATGACGGACTACTTTGGTTAAATCTTGGAGATTCTTATGCTGGTGGCGCTTCAAAAGGTGAGAAAGAGGGAGTAAAGCAAAAGACTAATCACGGTGCTACGTGGGGAGAAAACGATAATCTTGCAACTTTGAAAGCAAACTTACCTGGATTAAAAACAAAAGACCTAATCGGTATCCCCTGGATGGTCGCCTTCGCCTTACGTGCCGATGGATGGTATTTACGGAGTGATATTATCTGGGCGAAACCAAATCCGATGCCGGAAAGTGTCAAGGATAGACCGACTAAATCACACGAGTATATGTTCCTGTTGTCGAAGTCACAGAAATATTACTATGATGCAGATTCTATTCGAGAGCCGTTACAAGAAGTTAGTATTGAGCGTGCAAAACACGGATGGCACGGTAGGGGAATTGATGATACTGGAAATTATGGCGGGCTTACTCATACCGACAAAATGGGGGAACGATTTGCACCTGAAAATGGCAGGAATAAAAGAAGTGTTTGGACAATCAACACTAGTGGATTTGCTGGCGCTCACTTCGCAGTAATGCCGGAGAAGTTAGTCGAGCCGTGTATCCTGGCAGGGAGTAAACCTGGTGATGTAATCCTTGACCCGTTTTCAGGATCGGGAACGGTGGGAGTGGTAGCGGTAAAGAATGGCAGAAGTTACAAGGGGATTGATTTGAATACCGAATACATTGAAATGCAGCGAATTAGAATATTTGATGCTCAACAACAAATGAGGCTACCACTATGACAGAGTGTTACGTTCTAGGAAACGGTAAAAGCCTAGCGTCTGTAGATAATTTAATTCTTGATTCGCTCCCAACTTTCGGGAGTAACAGAATCTTCAAGAAGTACATCCCAAAATACTACTGCTGCATAAATCCTACAGAAGCACGTAAGTACCCACTAGAAATAGAGGTAATGGAGAGTACAAAGTTTGTGACCAATCAAGTACCCATTCCAGGCTGTACACCGTTGAGGTCTACCAATACTGTGCAGTTCTCCACCAATCCTTATTGGGCGGTGCAAGAAGGATATTCAGTAACCTACGTTTTGATCCAGCTTGCACACTTCTTCGGATTCCGCACAGTCTATTTACTAGGCGTTGACCACCATTACGAGGACTACAAAGGTAAGCCAAACGAGTTAATCAAGTGGCAGGGGAAAGACCCCAATCACTTTGCAGAAGATTACTTGCAAGAGAACGATGCTTGGAATTGCCCTGATCTGAAACGCAGCGAGTTCTTCTATAAGATAGCAAAGCAAGTGTTTGATGGAAGCGGAAGAAAGATTATCAATCTAACAGAAGGTAGCGAGTTGGATGTTTTTGAAAAGGGGAGACTATGACATCTGGTATATACGAAATACGAAACATGGTCAATGGACATAGGTATATTGGGTCGTCTTATGACTTACACCATAGAATGTTACAACACTTTTGGGCGCTCAAGAAAAATGTTCATGGTTGCCGTCATCTTCAAAACGCATACAACAAATACGGCAAAGAAAATATTGTTTTTACACCTTTATTTGAGTGTGGCGTAGAATATTTAGAAATACTAGAGCAAGAAGAAATTGACATTCAAAAGCCAGAATACAATACCAGGATTATAGCCGATACTAATCGCGGGCTAACAAGAAGCGAAGAAGTTAAAAGAAAAATGTCTGAAAATCACTGGAACACCAGTGGGAAAAATAACCCGAACTATGGCAAGGTAATGTCGGAAGAACAAAAGAAAAAAATATCAATATCTAGAACCGGAATATTGCACACGCCAGAGGCAAGAGAAAAAATAAGCAACTCGAATAAAGGTAAAAAAAGATCACCAGAGGCTTGTGTAAATTTATCTAATGGACATAGAGGACAGATTGTTTCGGAAGAAACAAAACGAAAAATAAGTGCGTCAAAAAGTGGAAAGCCGCTCCCGGAAGAAACAAAAAGAAAAATGTCGGACACTTGGAAGTTGAAAATATATACGGACGAGGATAGAAAAATTATGAGCGAGAGAACAAAGAAATCGTGGGTTACAAGGAGAGAGAAATGTCAAGCATAGCGTCTATAATTTCAGCCTATTTTTGCGAATCATGGTTGCAAGGTCGAATAGAAAATTTACTCGAACAAACGCTCGTTCCTGAAATAATTGCCGTATCTCAATCTGGAAGTGAAGAAGCAAATATTATTTCAAAATACCCACAGGTTATTTCGATCCTAACACCAGGCGTGCCAACGGTATATGCTTGCTGGAACATGGCAATAAAGGCTACTGACTGTGAACTAATCAACGTGGCCAACAGTGATGATCGACTGGACGTAAATGCTATCAAGGAGATGGTTGATGCCCTTCAAGAGAATCCCTCTATCGGATTGGCGTATTCAGACTGCCACGTTTGCAGTGAACTTAACGGTGAACCCGTTGCTTCTTTCGAGTGGGGAGAGGGTGACTTACTCGATGGATGTTACATCGGCCCATCTCCAGTCTACAGAAAAGAGTTGCACGAACTTCACGGTTATTTTCCCGAAGAATATGTGGTGGCAGGTGATTACTGGATGTGGCTGAACCTACAGCATAACGGAGTGAAGTTTCTACACATCAAGAAGAAACTGTGTACCTTCTGGGATAGAAGTGGGAATCCGTCTGTTGTCAATAATTTGGAATACGCACAGGCTAATCGTACCGTTTGGGAGAGCGCACGTGCTAGGGAATATTGGAGGAAAAAATGAAACCAACAATAACTTGTACAAAGTGTGGAAAGTCTGGAGATACCATTTTCTTTGAACACGTTTGTTCTGATGGAGAAAAGCACGGTGGTATTCACATGAATTTTAGAAACATTACAGGCGAAACAGATGTTGAGAATAAGAAGTTGCGCGAACTGCTAAAAGAAGTTTGGATGTATGGAGGTGGCGCAATTAGTGAGTTAATCTCTGAAAAGGATTACAACGATTTAGAAGAGCGGGTTGAACAGGTGCTAGGAGAAGAATGACCATAACCACCTACGAAAGAATCATCCCCCCTGATGTGGTCAGCGAACTTATCTCCATCGGTCAGAGTGTTTCGGAGCATGCCTTCCGCGTGGGAGATATAGCCAACGAGTGTGTCAACCTCAATAAGATGGCAGGGAATGACATTACCCAACATATAGTCTATCAAGCCATTGGTGCGTTCTGTGGAAAAGCAGGGAGAACCGTTAGGTATTACGCAGAGGTAGCAGAGAAGTTTCCTTTAGAGATACGCAAGAAGTATGAATCCCTATCTTTTTCTCACTTCGCCTTTGCGGTAAAGTATGAGCATTGGCAAGAGATACTTGAATACGCTGTGGCAAACTTTGACATTCGGAATAGACCTGCATCAGTAGACCATTTGGTTGCCGTGTTCGGATTCCCTGAAAAAGAAATAACAACCAACTCAAACATCCTTGACCTGGTAAACAATCTCCGTAAAGAAGTCTACAAGATACCAATGTCAGGGGATATGAGGAGATTGATAATGGACGCTTTACAACGGATCATAGAGGCTGTACAGATGACGGAGGTATCGTGAAAAAAGTCGTTACTTCCACAAGAAGATTAATTGGCAAGTCGTGTAAAAAGTGTGGGAAGAAAAAACTCTACCTTTATGATGATGGCGGTAGGTGTTCAACCACTTTTATTATATGTTCTAGTTGTGGATACTTGGTTGATATGAACGCTCTATCGCTAAAGTATGCCAACGCTTGTATATCGGAGGCACATTGAGAAGAAATAAGAAATGGTCAGAGGAAGATATAACCAAACTTGTAAGACTGGCAGAAGATACAAATTTGAAGTGGAAAGAGGTTGGCGAAGAACTCGGCGTTGATGGAGAAACCGCCAGAGATAAATACAGGAAACTCAATCCAGGCTCTTACGCCTTCCAGAAGATAGCAGAAAGTCCTTACCCGAAGTTCGACAAGGCACTAGAACAGTCCGGGGATTGTCTTGTTATCCCAGATGTAGAGTTTCCCTACCACAATGCAGACTTCCTCAATCACATACTGGAACTTGCAGATGCTTGGGGTATCAAGAACTGTAATCTCGCAGGGGATGTGATGCACTTCAACTCTATCTCGAAGTGGGAAGCCAACTGGAAGGCAAGCCACGCGCCATCTATAAGTGAAGATGCAGAAGCAGCCTTACTCGAAGCGATCCTACGACTTCCAGGTAAATATCAACAGACCATGCTTAACACAGTGGCAAAGTTTGACAGAGATGAGAACGATGATGTGGGATCAGAAGTAAAGGTGGCAAACAAAGCCCTCACAACTATTGGTGAAATGTTCGATGATGTGGTTTATGTAATCGGTAATCACGATGGTAGATTACTTTCTGCTCTCAACAGCCCTATGTTTGCAGAGGACTTGAAACGCTTTGTCGTAGGGGATAATCCCAAGTTCCGTATCGCAGAGTTCTACTACTCCACGCTTCATACTGAAATGGGCGACTACTCCATAGAACACCCCGTATCGGCGAGTAAAACAACCGCAGTAAACATAGCCACACAGAAACATTGTCACGTCCTAATGGCACACTCTCACAGGTTCAGCGTTCAGAAAGACCCGTCAGATTTATACTGGTGTATCCAGATGGGAGCAGTGGTAGACGAACAAAGACTTGCATATGTAGCCCAGAGGACTAGGGGATCAGAGAAACACAGCACAGGCGCAACGATCATCAGGGGTGGTTATCCGTATAACCTATGTCCTACAACCCCCTGGGATTTATGGAAAAGATTATAAGTAGTAATTACTACAATTAGTGGTATAATGAAATAGGCGCACACGCTCACTAGATCAGGTGAGAACCACGTAGCTAATACGCTACAGCGCCACTCATAGAACCCCTGTATCCCGAAAGGGCGGGGGTTCAGAGTTTAGTAGATTCTACGAAGGGCATTTATGTTAATGGATTGAGCCAGTTCGTATGAACAAAACAATAAGTCCGATGAGCTGGGTAATCATCACCATAGCCACAGCCCAAGTCCTTGTAGACCACTTTTCTTTCTTGTCTTTGTTTTCTTCCTCGTCCTTATCCTCGTTACAATGGCGATTCTCAATAACCGTAACCCTGTCAAGTAATCCTGGCTTGCCGTTGCCATTGATTGCCTTGTCCAATCTTTGTACAGTGGATTCGATGATCGCTACGCTGGTTGCTATCTTTTGGATGGTTTCGGTGTTTGTTGCCATAATGCTCCTAGTGCAATTCGGGATGGGCGTTCCACAGTCTAGCAAGTTTCTGTGAATCAGTTAGTTCAACTGGTGTTTCTACTGGTTTAGCCACCAATGAGTAAATGTCATTAACTTTGTTCAAGTCAATGTATTTATTCCCAACAGAGTTACCATAAAGGTATCCATTACCTTCTGATGTGTACTGCCATAAAGCATACTTGCTCCACGCACCAATAGGGGGGACTGTAATAGGATTGTAGTTTGCCACCCACAAAGGTAAGTGTGTGAAGTTTCTAAAGATGTAACGACCTAAATAATCCTTTTGTCTGGTAAGCCCTGTATTGAGGTACATTCCAGGATTGTGACCAACTTCAAGGATGTACTGCGTTACAAACTCCATAGCGTATTGCAACGCTTTTCCGTACATACTATCCAGTCTAGCCCAACCACTACCAGAGTTATCTTCGAGGTCTAACATCCCTGTCAAGTTACCGAAGTCCCCCACTTTATCAAGGAAGAATTTACACTGATCCGCACCAGGCTTTCGGTAATCGAAGAAGTGGTACGCTCCTTTGTAAGTCAGGGGGCAGGATTCGGAGTGTTCCTTGAACTTGTAATCCGTGTAATTCCCGTAATCCCCACAACCAGTAGCCTTGATGTATACACCATCAACACCCTGCGCTACTTGTTTCGACCAATCTATTGATCCATTCCACTTAGACACATCTGTAAAAATCACGATACACCACTCACTTTCTTTATATCTGCTAGAGCAACACCTGAAATCTTCTTCACGTTTGCTTCCAATACGCCTGAAATCTTCTTCATGTTCACAGGGCCAGCCCCACCCCCACCTGTACCGTAGTCAAGGCTTAAGAAGGCTGCCGCCACCCCATGACTTGCACCGCTATCTCTACCATCACAGACAGGGTTGTTTATTGCAGATGTTGAATACCCAAAACCACCTGCGCCACCAGTAAAATACGTCATAGCAACAAGATTACAGCGCAGTGAAGTAGGCCCGCCATCATCTGCGGTGATAATTCCTATAAACACCGTAGTGTCTGCAAAACCAGTCATGGTTTCTTGAACTAAACCGCTTGAATTATAGGCTTTCGAGGTTGCTTCAAGAACACCGCCCAAGCCATTCTGCCACCCAATCCACGTAGAAGCACCTGCAATTACTTGATCGCCAGTAGGAGGACTTAACCACCAGTACCAACCACCGCTTGTATTGGAAGCAGCCACACCACCAACAGTTGTGTTCGTTCTCGATATTAGAACATCACAAGTTGCAGGAACGGTAAGAGTGCCACCGCCTGCTACCACCGTTCTGTTCAATACAAGAGTAGGGACTGCCATTATGCGTGTTCCACAATAACTGATTCGGGTTTGAATATCATTCTGTCAGCGTGTGTTGCAACGCCAACAATAACTACACAGTCATCCTCTGCCGATGGCGCGGATTGAGATAACGTATTCCCTGTAGTTCCGGTAACGGTGAGGAATATCTTTCCCCCAGGTGTCCACGCCCAGGTATCATCCCTCGCTGTTCCAAATAAAAGGTAATCCCCTGTTCCGTCAGCAGCGATAGATTCTATTGCCATAGCCACAACCACAGCAGAAGCAATCGTGTCAGCGTCAGCAATTTGCATCTCTCCGTCAGAGTTCACATAACACACATCCCCAAAGGCTTGTGCTTCGTTGGCTGTAAATTCTTCTATGATCCCGTAGGCGGAGTGGTCAGAAGCTGGAACTGAATAAGGGTACAGGCTTGAAGCCCTACCGCCAGTATCGAAGTCGGAGATGATTAGATTTATCTCTGTTTCGGTTACTGACGAAATATTGTTTATGGATTCGGAAATGACCAATCTCATTGTGCTATCCTTGATATGATCTCAACATCACCATGTAAAATAGTGGTTACTATTCCTGCTCCAGATGTGATTTGCAGGGCATACTTCGCCTTGTTGAAGGTAAAGGCTGCGCTCTGTGTCGCCGTAATGGTAATCACAAGTGTTCCAGTAGCAGGCGTAATGGCAATACCAGAGGCGTGTGTGAGTGATAACAAAGCAACAGAACTTGCTCTCTCGCGTATCTGTAACTTTGCGGTGTAGTCTGTCAAGTCTTTGGCAGCACCGTTGTTGTCCGTGACCTGTACAGTCATAGTCCACGTATCACCCTGCATAAAGGGGATTAGGTTGTACACGGGGTTTCTATCGCTCATAATGATATAGTCCTTCTAAATACTTCTTTGGTTGCGTCAAGGTCTGGTAGTTCATCTGTGTAGATACTTACTACTGGTGTTGCGTGTCCTTTGTAGGTTTCTGCCACTTTCGATTCCCGTAACATATCTTCAAACTCTGTTCTTCCTGTGTGCCAGTAACGACCTTTGATACTTACTGGTGTCCATAAAGGTTTCGTGTACATCATAAAGTCGAGAACTAAACCGCCAGCCATATCTCTACCGCCTGCTATCGGTACTTGATACTCGAACTCAACCTTGTAGTACATACTCGCAAGTATCCATCTCCATTCCTCAACCGATCCTATTGCCTTGCCATCCCACATTGCAGGAGGCGGTGGTTCAGGGTCTTTCTTCACATGGTAGGCGTGACCTGCGATATACCCATCTCCATGCTTTACTTTTTTAGAGTTCTTCAACTGACCAGGTACTTTGTCGTACTTGATCTTGTTCAATCCAACTCCGTTGCAACCATCCTGTGCGTGTACCCTTCACGATGTTCCTGGAAAGGTTGAATAGGCGCAGGGTCTATAAACACTTGCTTGTTGTCAAACTCTGACATCGTACTTCTCATGGTTAGTTGAGTGACGTTGTTAGCCCACTCACGAAGTTGCGCTATCTTGTCCCCTGCGGTAATATCTTCCGCGTCCCCTCGCAAATTCACGTCATCATCTTTTGCTCTGTAAGAGAATGAGTAAGAGTATTTGGGCGGAACTTTTGAGATAGCCTCGATAACCGTTGTCTTGATGATCGGTGTCTTACTGGCATCGTCAGTCATCAAACGCCAGCGCATACGAAGTCGGTATCCTGTCAGCCCCGTTTCAGAAAGAGAAATCTCTTGTTTAGGTGATGTGATAAATGGTTCTGCAAGAGGTATCCAACCGTCATCTTCGTTATCCAGTTGGTAGTCTGCTTCAACAATTACATGATCTTCGTCAAGGTTTTCTGCGAACATCTTAGCAGAGTTGTAGAGTTTATAAATATCAAACAACGTGGCGTACATCCATCCAGTCGTAAGGGAACTTTCGTGGGTAAACTTGGTATTCGCGTCTTTCGATGGATCTACCGTGAGTGAGGGCATGGATAACCAGATGAGGTCTTGTCCTACATTTATCCACAATCTATCGGGTGAATCACCAGGTATGGTTTGTATGCAACTGTGCAAGATTCTCTGTCCTGCAACTGGAGCGCGGTAGAGTTCGTGATACCCCACAAGGTTGTAGCAGAGTAGAGAAGAAGTCCCTGTACCTGCATCCAAACACACGAAGAACTTGCCAGGATAACCGGACATTGAAGCCACGACACCTTGTCGTCCAGCAGGCAGACCGTAATCACGGTTCGGCCCCATATCAACCAGAGTGCCATCGTAGTATTTCTCTATCCCAGAACCGAGATTGAAGTACAGGTAAACACCGTGAACTAAAGAAGCAATCCCATTCTGGTAGGACTGCATGGCTCTCATTTCTTTCAATGGTATTTCGTCAGGCTTATCAGCGTTGATATTGAATACAGACCCTTCACGGAATACCCACAATAGTTTGGTTGAGCCGTACTCACACAAAGAAGTTATCGGGCCGTTGTCATCAAGGAAAGGAATAGCAGTACCAAAAGTGAAGTCAGTCCATGTAGTAACAGGATCATCTTTCGCCACGCTGATTTGATTGGAAGCGTTTAGATTGTTGGCTTTCCATATCTGTAGTCCATCCGTTGCATCACGAACAGAGGTCATAAACATAGCCTTGTTCGTGCCATCGTCTGCGTATTGGTAGGTGGCTGTTCCAGCGTTGTTGTACCACCTGAACCTTCTAATATTTACCGCATCCCCCTGACAGAAATAGACATAACCGTTGTTGATAAACACATCAGTTATTGGGGCAGTAAGTCCGTGTCCCGCTATCACCTGCCACTTATCTGTATTGACTATTGCGTATTCAGTAGCGGTGGTGTGTGTAACTACCCAGGGAGTGTCTAATGTAAGGGTTGTTCCATCGTTATCTGTGATTGTTCTCCAGGGTTTAGATTCGTTTGAACCAGGCCCGCCTATCAGAATGACAATCGCACCAATCCACTCGTCAACAACCCATGACTTTGTAGCGTCAACCAGAGTAGACAATGCGCCTGTGTTGGCATCGGCAGCGCCCAAATCCCCATTGAGATAAAGAACTGGAGCGCCAGTATCAGCAGACTTCAAGCACCATGCAGCCCTCTTATATGTAAAGAACTTCATTCTTGCAGGGGCAACATCAGCAGCTGTTACCCGATAATATAGATCAATCGAAGCAGCCATCCATGTAGTGTTATCGTCAGCTTGTTTGGTCGTACCGGAAGAATTATTAACCCCAACCTGCCAGTAGTCCTCGTCTGTGGCACTAGCAGCGTAGACCTTTACCCAATAAGCTGTAGTAGCCGTTAGTGCTTCTGCTGTAATGGTTGCTTTGTAAAACACCGCAAGCGTGTCGGTAATGTTGGCGGTGGTTACTGTGGCAGTTTGCAGAACGGCATCAGGATTACCACCACTATCCGAACACAACTCAATCGTCAGGGCAGCAGGAGTGCCTCGTCTGCGAAGGTGTAAGTAAATAGCGGCAGCAGAGTAACTCGCAGAAGCGGTGAACTTCTTTGCGAGATACATTGTCGGGCCTGATAACATCGAGTGCCAGGTAAGATTTCCAGGTAGAGAGTAGTCTGCATCCCTGAAACCTCTTGAATATGTTTCTTGTGGCCCTAACATGATCGTTCCGTTCATGGAGTTGCATCTGTAAGAATCCATGAAGCGAGAGGGGTCATCGTCAAAATCTTCACCACCTCTACCGTTAGACCAATCTTCCTGTGCGATAGGCGAGTAGGGTGCTTCAAAGTCAGAGTATTTAGTATTCCCCGTGGTAGTCTTTACCGCAGTCCTGATCGTGCTAGAACCGGATACAGAAAGGGGAGCGTGATTACCTTTGCTGTCAACTACAATAAGACCAATCTCTTTCTCGCCATCTGAAAAAGAGAAGTCGTGCGTGGGTTGCTTTTCGCCAGGGGTTACTCTAATCATTAGTAACTCGCATATTTAGGGTCAATTCCCTGCACGTAGTTGAATGTGTTGTGTCTCCTGTCTCTCATCTCTCTCTCTTTAGCCATAGCCTGATTCAAGAGTTCTATGATTACAGGATCATCTTTTCCGGTTTGTGAGATGTTATCTCGGTAGACATTCACAACTGCCATCCACTTCAACCACTCCATATTTACATTCGGTGAAACAACTGTGCTGTATGCAGATAGAGAGGCGTGTGGACTTCTGTACCACAGCCTTATCTTCATGCCAGCAGTAGTCGGGGCTTTCTTCGGGTCGAAGTAGAGATACCCACCGTTTTCTTCCCAATAATAGTTAGGGGCGTAGGTGTAGGGGGAATCAGCAGAGGTAGCCACTTCCACTCTCTTGACACCTGAAACACCAGTAGGAAGTGTGTAAACGTGAGTAGAAGCCAAAACTACAAGAGTAGCGTCATAAGTGACCGCTTCTCCCATTTCATCAATCGCCCTTTGGAGAGCGACTTGCATTTGGTCAAAGGAATATTTAGGTGGGGCTACGGCGTATTGAACTCCCGCTACAATAGCACCGCCAACAGTAGAAGGTACGGTTATCGTGTTTTCAGAGTATGCAGAAATTCTTGACGCTACGCCACTATAAGTACCACTCAATAGAAACAAAGTACCATCGAGCCAGTATTCAGCAGGTTCGGTTCTATTTGTGTCTATAAGTGTGGTGGTCGAACCACCAGTAGCAGTTCCAACCCTAACGCCACCAAGAATTTCGGCAACGTCTAGCATTACATCTGCAAGCGTTGTCATAAGTTATCCTTCGGGGAGGGCTTTCACCCTCCCCTTATGGCGTTCTAGTGTTTGTTGTAGCGACCAGCAGGCACAACATCAATCGCAAAGGTCATGTTCGGGGTTGTCCCAGACATGGTTGCAACGTACTTGATGAACTGCATGGGGCGCACAGTGAAGAACTGCTCACCAACAGAGGTGGTCACACTCGCAAATGCGCCTAAATCCTGGTAAGTTCCACCAGTTGTAGCGCAGTGTTGCAGTTTGATCGCAGCAGTACCAGTAGCGCCAGTGATCGAGGTCACGTTCAAGCGAAACCGTAAAGGTTGCAGAACGCGAGTACCCAAGTCCACTACACTACCAGTTGTGGTCGTAGTAACAGCACCACTTGACTTGATGATTAGGTTATTATCAGCAGGCATTTTAGTCTCCTTATGAAGCCTGAATACCGTAGATACGTGCTACGGAACGGGGGCTGACTAACATAATGCCAGGATTCCAGTCGATGTAGGAACGGTAGGTGATCTGATCTTCCAACAGTCCAACATCTTCGGCTTCCACGTCTTTCCTCTGGAAACCTTTAAGGAACTCGTCACCAAACTTCACAGCGTAGATTGAAGTTTCTGTACCACCAGTAACGGCAGTACCATCATTGAGTTCGGTGTTCAGGATGATTGAGGTTGATTGATCGCCCTTCAAACCAATGTCTATGATGGCAGGCCCACCAACACCCCAAGTAACCTGTTTGCGCTCGTAGTTGTCCTTTGTGGTATCCAAAGTTCCAGCTTGGCGTAAAGCAGATTCAAGGCGCAGTTTGGTAGTCCGGTTCATCAGTAAAGCATCGGGTTTACCGTCAACGAACAGGGACATCAGTTCTTCAACCCTGTCAACCAAGAGGTTGTACCAGTTGGTTGTTGAGGTATCGGATGAAATATCAAGTCCATTACCGTCCACAGACTGACCAGCAGCAAGATCATTGATGACACGATGGCGAATACCGACCATTTCTTTTGCATTGGTCACGGGATTGCCATTGATGAACATATCGTTGAATTTGTAAGCCAACGCCTGTGAGAACATTTTGGTTTGTACAGCACGAATATCCTGTACGGTGTTCTTGGCTTCGACATACTCTTTCGGAATGTCGATGTAGGCTGACAAGATACAGACCTGTTCCTCCATCGGTTCGAGAACGCCTTTACTAGCGGTCATTCCCTCGCCAATGTTACGGGCGGTGATGGTAGGAAGGGTTTTGTTGCGTAAGTATTCCACGCTTAGATTGCCAGTTGTCTCCCAGGGAAGTTTATCCATGATGAAGGATTCCTTGCGGAACACATCATAGATACCTTTCTTAAGAGGTTGGGTTGCCTGAGCGTAGAAATCAGACAAAGTGTAAGACATTGTTAGTCTCCTTCTAGACTATTTTTTGTTGTAAGCCATTCCGAACAACTTGCTTGCATCGAGGTCAGGCAGTCCAGCACTTCCCTTTACAGGGGTGGTTGGAATCCTGGCTTGCGGATTCGCAGGTTGTTCTACCGAAGGAGTTTGTTTAGGTGCTAATCGACTTGACTTGGCTTTTACCGCCCGCTCGTAGGTTTCGTGCCATTCTCCGAAAGTTCCATCTGTTTTCACAGTGACAAATTCGGGGTCGGCGTTGGTGATGATCGTCCCGTTGTACTTGTCGGCGATACGCCTTACATCCGCCATTAGCGGATTCTGTTGTTGAACAGGCGGGGCTTCTATCTGTTGTTCGGCTTTGATCTGTTCGCGTGTGGCTTGTTCAAGACGTAACTTTTGTTCATACGTCAGGGGTGTTCCAGCCGCAACTTCATAAGCCTTAAGCCTGTCCTCAACTTCTTTGTTCAGTCGAGCGCCTAATTTGTCAGTGAGGCTCTGGGCTTGCTTGATTGCTTCGAGAGATTTCTGTGACGCAATCTCTGTGGCTCTCTTTTCAATCAACTCCAAAACCTTTTGTTCTGTCAAAGCTACTTGCTGTTGTCCAGGCTCAAGTCCTTGTTCCTCCACTTTGGGCGCGGGTGTGGCTACCTCTGCCGGAGTGGGGGTTGGAACTGGTACAGGCTGCTCTACCTGTTGGGGCTGAACCGTTGCATTTTCTAGTTCTGGCATACAAATTACTCCTTTATTATAGTATCATATTTGGAACATTTTTTCTATTTTTAGTTACCGTATTTACTACTTAGATAGTTCAAGATCGGTTTCAATTCAGGGTGTTTCTCTATGTACTCCTCCTTCCAGGCTTGTGCTTCTGCTAATTCAGGGTTTGCATCCCAGAATCCAGAGCGTTGATTCTTAGGTAAACTCCAATAGGTGTCCCATAAAGCAGAGTAGTTGGGATATAAACTATCCATCTCACGCTTGTAAGAACCATATATAGAGGAATTGCTATCTGTCCAGAATGAATCCTGTGGTACTGGTTTACCTGTAATGGCAGGTTCTATGACCTTGCTCATCCACTTCTTGATAGTTCCGTATGGTCTGCCAGCCTGTTCCCACTCATAAGCGAGTAACTCCCACGCACCAGCAGTTAGTTGAATACCAGTCGAGTAGTAGTCGTTCAGTTGCTTCAAGAGTGCGCTGTCAAAGTTTGACAATGTAACATCAGGATTCTTTGAAACATTGACTGGTTGAGTGCTTGCGAACACTACGGATATTTCAGGGTGATCCTGCTCGTACTTATCTTTCCAGCTCCAGTAGGCTTTGAGTGAGGGGTTGGCTTTGAGGAACGCTGACTGCTCATTCTTTGGAAGGTCGTAGTAGGCGTTCTGTAGAGCGTAGTACAAGGGGAACATAGCCTCTCGTTCCTTGATGAACTGGTCGTAAGACTTGGTAATATCTTCTGACCACATTTCAAGATTCTGTACTTCATCCGGTGCGGAGAAGTCGGGTAATGCTTCCGGTTTAGGAACTGTATTTCCTATTGTCTTTGTCCAGATCAACAAGGTTTCAAGAGGGATCATAGCCTGTGCTTCTGAACCACCGTTGAGGAATCTCTTTTCAAAGTCCTCACCGAGAGCGTCCCTGATAATCCTCTGGTTGGCTTTAGCTGCGACACCATAGGTATCCCAAATATCTCCAATGATGAATTGCTTTAGTCGTGCTTCTGGGTCTTTTGTGTACAAAGCACTACGAGTTTCATATTCAGGGTGTTCGTTATAGAACTCTGTCAGTGCAGTTTTATCCCCCGACTTCCACTTGTTGTAAGCAAGGCTATATTCTGCTTGTTGATTCTTGTAGATGAGTTCTCCCTGTGGCAGTAAACCTTGTGGGAAGATAGACTGGAATGTAGCAGTGGTAATCTGCCAGAAGTTCGCACCGTTCAAAGCACCAACAATAGGCAGAATGCCAGGTGTTTTTAGAGAAAGTTCCTGTGCTACTCTCTTGTCTGCTTCTTCCCAAACAGTACCTTGATGACTTATCATGGCTTCTTTGGCTTCTCTTGAATTGATAGTGCCTTCAAATGCCATGTTGGATAACATTCTCTCCACGTAGTAGTCGCCAAACTGACCGTATTTGGCAACAGATGGTGACATTCCTATGGCTTTACGGGCGTTGGTTTCCAACCATGTGAGAGGAGTAGAGCCAGGTTTAGCACCCAAAAGACTTTCAATAGCCTGTCCTGTTTTCAATGCCGGAGTAGGACTGATCTTTTCTGGATGCCCCCACCCCAATCTCCACAAAATATCCCACTGCATACCAGGCTGCATCAAGAGACTAACAATACTGGATGGGTCTGATAAAGCACTCTCATCAGTAGCCTTTGACATAGCCAGATTCCACAGGTCGCCAGTCATTTTCTGTTTGGCTTCTTCTGCCTGTGCTTTAGATATTTTCCCTGCTTTGACCATATCGTTCAGGGCGTATCCAGCACTCGTAGTAATATCTTCTTCTATTCCCATAATCTTTGAGAAGGGCTGTAGGGCTTGCGAGAACGGATAGAGTTGTGCCATCGGGTCTGACCACAATGTATCTCCCATCCAATCAGGTAAATAAGGGGCAAATGCGCTCATCTTACCTTCTAGCCTTGAAGGGATACCGCTACGCTCCATGTTCTCCTGCGCCTGTCGGTAGCGGAAATACTGGTTGAAGATGGCAGGTCGATCAACCATTCTCAAAGCCCAGTTTCTCATGGTGTTGGTGTACCAAAATTGATACGGAAAGACGAAAGATAAGGTGTTGTCAAAGTTTGTCTTTTTTGTGTAGTTGAGCATCACAAAATCTCGTTGAGATTCAGCCCAACTTTGAGCAAAATACTTATCAGAAGCAAGGTTCTGTTTCTCCAGAGCCAACCACTTCTTTATTGCGGGCATCATTTCAGGGGGGATACCCTGCTTCGGTTTAGGATTGTTTATCGCATCATACGCACTCGCCTTGATACTGTTCAACAAACTCTGGAGATAGGCGTATCCACCTTCGGTTGCGATCATGCTTTGGTTGGGAACAGAGGGGGTAGTACCAAAAGGTTGTTTGTTTAGTTCTTCTTGTTGTAAGCGTAGTCCGTCTAATTGTTGTTGGAGATTGGCTAGTTCTGGATTAGGTTGAGTAGATTCATTGTTTGCAGAATAATCTTGGTATTGTTTTTTTATTTCATATTCTGCCTTACCTGTTTTTGAAGTACGGATTGGTTTATCTCCAATCAATCCATCAGCAATTAGTTTATTGACTAATGCCGCCCCAGATTTAGAAACAGCATCCATAGTTACTGTCTTTGCGCCATTGGCAGACATAAGTGCCAATGCCTGTGAGACTAATTCAGTTCCCTTACCAGAACCCCTTAGATTCTCTGGAACTTCAACATAGAATAATTCCCCACGTGTAGACGAAGAAAACACACCAGGGAAATCTGCATTTACAACATATCCCTGAACAAACCCGCCGTCCTTATGGTTCATCTGAAATTGTTCTTTATCCCCAATACCAACCTTTGTAGTAATACTTCCATCTTTTGACAAAGGAATGTAATAACCAGTGTTCTCATCTACCTTGACATTGAAATTTCTTTGTTTAGAAACAACTTCCGGTTGTGCCTTCTGTAACTCTGCTATCCTTGCTTCTACTTCTGCTATCTGTTGTTGAACAATAACCTTCTTTGGTTGGTTACTGTTGAACAGGTCGTGTGAACCCTGTACTTCC